ACAATACGGCATTTCCCGCATATTCACTGTTTACCACCACCTTGCTCTCGCTTTCCAGTTTCATACCGGACGGCAGGGCAGCCTTATACACATCCCCTACGGCACAAAGGTAATAGTCTGCCAACCATCTCCAAAAATCCAACTGCACCGGAAGTAAAACGGGATCCGAATCAAGTATCTCCCACACGGTCTTCACGGCATAACCTTGCGGTTGCCGCCCGTGAACGTCAACCACAATGGCCGTATAAAACTTTTTGGCTCCAAACGGCACGATAACCCTACAGCCCGGCCGTACCACCTCTTGCCGCTCTTCGGGCAAAGCGTATGTATAAGCCGCCGGCAAGGGAAGAGGAAGAATGACATCTACAAACTTCATACGCACGGATTTTAATGCGTTACAAAAATACGACAAAAGAAGCTAACAGACAAAAGGAAAGCCGTCCGCTTCATGCAGACGGCTTCCGTTTATTCCATTTTTCTATCGGACTACATTAAAACAAGTAAGCCAAACGAACTTGCCATGTGTTGTTCTTTACGTCAAACTCTTTTATGACATCGCCCACACCGCCTAATTTTCCAGTCTCACCCATGGCGATATTGTAAGTCACACCTACTTGCAAATGGCTAAGCAGTGTCACACCGGCTCCCACATTCCAACTGAACGTAGAGCGTTCCAAACTTCCGATACTTTCACCGGCATACTTTAAATTACGGCTCCCCAGATACCAATTGTATTGCGGACCTGTAGCCAAATAAACGCCGACCAGACTGCTAAAGCCAAAATTATACCTTAAATTAATGGGGATCTCCACGTATAATCGCGAAAACGAAATGTGCATTTTTTCAAAACGAAATGTGCATTTTTTGTGTTTTTTTCGCGGTTTCCCAGCTCGTTCTTAATGTGCTTTTGAATGGCTTTTAAGCGGTGTTTAATCACTGTTTGAAAGCCTTTGTTTTCAACGTATTGCAAGCATAAAAAAGATTTGTTTTGCAGTGAAAATAATTGGCAAAACATTCTTGTTTCTCATATATTTTTCGTACCTTTGTATAGTAAATCAAAGCCTCTTTTGTGCTTCGTTTTATTCATATTGCATCCATTTGGAACGGCAAAAGTTCGCAGCTTTCGTCGTTCCGCTTTTGGGTTGCTGCATCTTGTTTGTTCATGCTTGTGAAAGCCAAAACAAATGAGCTTACAGCTTTGCAATCATTATGTCTTTGTAGGCTGCAAAATCATTTATGCGACTGTTTTGCACGTACTTTTGTGCGTCTTTCAGCAGCTTGCCTCCAAAGCTCTGGTTTATCCAGTCGCAAAGCTCTATTATCTGGCTTTTGCCTGATGTGAACAAAACGTATTTTGTGTCGTCCAACAATGTAAGAACGTCCAAATAGTCTTTCAGCTGCCAATATGTATCAGCTTTATATGCGCTGTGTTCTGTCTGCAAATATGGAGGGTCAAGTAAGAACAGAGCCTTTTTGTTTGCCTTGTGAGCATTGAACAGTTCGCGATAATCGCAGTGTGTTACTTCCAGACCACTGAGATAATTTGCAACATTGTAGTCCGTCTTTACCATTCTGTTGTACATGGTCTGTTTGCTCAGCTCCTCATAACTTTGCGCCCAGTTTCCCGAAAACAAAAGAGAACCAGAAAGCGTGATATAATCGACCGCATGTCTCTTCTCTTCCTCTGCACACAACTCCAGTATCTTTATTTTCGTTTCTGTGGGGACTTTTTTGTTGTCTGGTACATTTACCAGCAATGGCGCAATGGAACGCAACAGCGCGTTTGTATTGGCCGCATTTGCCAACCTTGTGTCGTAGTGGTCAAAATCGTTATAAATCACGCGGCAATTTGGCAAGGTGTCTTTCGCTACACGTGAAAGCAGACCAGAGCCACCGAAAAGGTCAACCACAGTATCTATGTCCTGAGTTTGCGCCAGAACTTCACGAAAACGCCTGACGTAATAGCGTTTTGAACCCCTGAAAGGCAGAGGTGAGCTTGAAAATCGCTTAATCATTCAGCATAATGGAAAATTTTTATTATAAATGTTTTGAAATGTCTGATATTCAACGTACCTTTGTGGCAGGTTTGTTAGCTTCGGCGACGTGCAGAACCCTACCACAGGGTTTTAAGTCGATATGAAGAAGGGCTTCCCCCGATTTGGGGAACTGAACAAAATTTTGATAATGTCCCTTTGCATCCTTGTTATTCTCCGTTGGTAGCGAAAAGCTCCCGATTATTTGGATAACAACTTAAAGATTTTGGACAACACCACATTTCTACGCACGGCATACATTGAGTTACGACCGCAGGGACTTAAAAGAGGCACGCAAAGAGCGCACCTCTTTTTTTTATGCCTTATTCTATGGAAAACGCGCGGTAATACTTGTATTTGTAGATATATACGGGATGGTTGTTCTTATCAATACCCTGCTGTATGCGTGTCCTCAGTCTGCGGAGGTGATATTTTAATTTCAGAATGTTGCCACCGACCGCAACCGAGCCGTCTGCGTTGTAGCTCACCACTTGAAAGCCTATCTGTGTATATGCGCTGTTTTGCGTGTGTGCGCTTTTCTTTACCGTTATGGCGTTGCGTACACCTGTCATGCGGTACACCTCGTTACCGCTTGCATCATCCGCCTTTTTCACTACAAAAGGACGGCACAGTCCACCCAGTTCTTTGTTCAGCATATCATGGTCGAGCTTTGTATTTGCCACAGAAATACATTTCGGTACATACCATGTGCCTGCTGTCGATGTGTTCAGCACCACACCTTTATAATGCACATACTGCCTCTTGGGAGCACGCTTGATGCGTTTGCCCCTGTTCTTGGTGTAAGCCTTTCCGCCGCCAGTACTGCGCCAGCGTGAACGGCGTTTTTTGCGCAGCATGATGATTTTGCACCCCTCTGGCAGTTTGCCGTGCCTGATATACACCGTTCCAGCCACGATTTTACATTCGAGGTTCAAGTTTTCGCCCTCCAGCTCCCAGCCGCGCCCGCCTATCCATGTGCTGCCGTTGTAGTAGCGCGTGTATTTCCTGCCGTCTGGCAGATAGACAGTTTGCCGCACGCTCTTGGCCGTACCCGTTGGCAGGACTTCCACACCATAGTTTGTACTATCACCCACTTTAACGGATTTGGTACAGCTCACGACGCAAGGCGTGGTCAGTGCGTCCAGCTGTGACTGTGTTACCCCCTCCTTGCTCAAAAGCGGCATTTTCTCCGCCAGAATATCTTGCAGGTAATTAAGCACGGTCTGCGGCATTTGCTTGATTTTCTCGCCGAGCGTCTGGTTGCTCTCCAGCACAGTAAACTTGCTGTATTCGTAGGACTCGCCGCTGGCAGAGGAAGAAAGTGCAGCAATGCGGTATGTACGCGCTTCGGTGTATGTCTCACCGTCTGCCTTAATGTCGGTTTTCTTGGTTGTTACGTTTACATACCTGATATTGGCCGACGGTATGGGTTTCGCCGCCAGCGTGAGGACTTCGCCGTCGATAAACGCCAGCCCCGTGTTCGTGCCGTCGGGTTGGCGTAGAATGTACTTGCTGCCGCCGATATATCCCAACAGCTGCAATATCATTACCTGCTGCTGTATAAAGTCCAGCGTCTGCGTGGAAAGTGGATATTTGCCCTGTCCACCCGATGCGGTGGTGGTGCTTGTATAATTTGCTTTTTGCATAGTTGTTACATTTAACTGATAGGCATATAAATTGCCCTTTTTGATATGAGCTTGTATTTATCGACCAAAGCCGCTATTTCGGTGAGGCTCGTGTCGTAGAGGTCTGAGGGTACAGCCACAAGAAAGCTGTTTTGCTGTGCCGTCAGTTTTTCCTCGTTGGTAAGCACAGGAACGGCTGTGTGGTCGTCCTGATACTCGCCCTTGTCATTGTATTGGTTTTCTGGTGCTGCCAGCGCAATGCGCGTGCCTGTCTCCGTAATGGCATACAGCCATTCCCCGTCGCGCTCTATTGTTCGTATGTCGAACTTTACCCCCGTGGTTCTTTTGAAAGCGTCATTGAGCACGGCACGCAAATAACACACTTGCCCGTTGTGGGTCAGTCTGTAGGTATGTGCGGCGCGTGCTTCCGCAAACTGGTCGTAAACCGCTTGCAGACCGACAAGAGCAGCGCGAAGCAGTCCGAAGATGAGAGGCTGGCGGTAGAACGTGGGCAGAAGCTGCAACACAAACCGCTTTAAGTCGATTTCAAACATTATTCTACTGCTTTATATTCCTCATATATGACATTGGCCGTGCCGCCGACTATCTCATAATAACCGCTATACGGTCGGTTATAGCCTACGACGGTGGTATAGTTGCTTGCATTGCGCGCCTTGGCCTGTACACCTCCGCTTGCACTGTTGATGTCCACCACCACGACCGCAGGTATCGCCTTAATGGCTTCCAGCAGGTCGGTATTTCGATAAATGCCGTTAAATGGCAAATTGGTGATTACAGACCGCACCGCCTCGTCCACTGGTTTTGAGCCGTCTGGCAGTTCGCCGCGCTCGTTCATCAGCGTTGGGTCGTAGTAAACTTTCAAGTTAATGCGGATAAGGTCGGCCTCCTCATTGCGAAGCTGCACGCTTACCCCTGCGTCCTTTATCTCGTTTACATAGTGCTTCAGGGCTGCAAACTGGCTTTTGTTAAGCAGGCACGGCTTGCCGTCGTCTGTCCGCCCTGCCACCTTGATGTAAACGGTCGTTTCGTCTTCTGTGGCCACTGCATACTTCACGACCTGAGCCGTATCGATGTCTGTTTCGCTCATGCTGCTGGTGTCGTAGCGGTCGGTGTTCTCCAGAAGTCTGTACCCGTACATGAAAGCCTTTACTTTGTTCACATACCAGCGTAGCGTATGAGGTTCGAGCTGTTCGATGCGGCTGTCCACCTCTGCGGCGTGTTTGTCGAAAAGTACCTCGACCGCCCATACCGCGCAGGCGAATACATAGAAAAGCACGTTTTCAATGCTTACACTGCTGAACTGCTGGTCGAATGTCTTGCGCGTGTCCAGGCCGTAGGCCGTAACGACGGCGCGTTCTTTTGTGAACGCTGCCGTCATTCCATTTTTGATGTCCGAAATACTTCGAGCCATAAGCGCAGCCTTTTAGAGTTCACGGGCGATAAGCTCGTCGATCATGGTCTTTACAGTGCGGCGGTTTTCCTCAAAGGCTTTGAGTTCTTCCGCGTGCTGGTCGGTGTCGGTGCCGTTGGCGAGGATGGCAATCTGGCTGTCGATGTCATATTCCGTACCGATTAGCCCCGCCACGAACTTGGCGCGGCGGTTGTCGTCGTTTACGCCTTTTGCCTCTACCATGGTGCCACCGTCAGGGTGGCTGCCCGTATAGGAGAAGCCCTGCACGCTCTCGCCCGTTTCCTCGTTCTTCACTTCTGCCTTCTCCTCATTGAGGTAAAGCAGGTAATGCTCATTGTCGAACTTTACGAAATTCTTTCTTTCAATGTAACTAACTGTGTGCATAACTCTGTTTTTATTGGTCGGGGTCGACGATGCTGTAAAAGCATCTCTTACCGTCGCTCCCGATGGGTTGCTTGATAATCTTTGCAGCCACGGGTTCGGTAAGTTCCACACCGTCAAACTGACGCATAAGGGCTTTTGACCCTGTAAAGGTGATATGTTTCACCCACCCCATTACGGGGTTGCCGTCGTCGTCCACAATCTTACCAGAATTGTCTTCCAGCTGTTCGTAAATCTCGTACTGAATGGTTAGCATTTCACCGTCATACTTCGACTTGGAAATGTCGTAGCCAGTCAGATGGATTTCACGGTTGAGAATTGTGTCGATGTGGTACTTGCCGCCTGTGAGCTTTCCCTGTTTTGGTTTGATGTCGCTGAATTTTTTCATACCTAAAGTTTTTATTAAATGTTTACTGTCACAATGTACCATAAAGCCGAGCCGCGAGGCGACTTTTAGGCGTATCTGGTCATTGGCCATGCCGCGCTTCCTTAACCGCGCCACTTCCCTGCATAACGCTTTTTTGTTGCGCTTGCGGGCGAGGCAGTGGTCATGGTAGGTGACATAGCCGATAAAGTCGATGCCACGGCTTTCCACGGGAAAGATTTGGTAGTTCCCTTTCAGCGTCAGTTGTCTGTCATTGTTCAAATAGTCATTAAAATAGACTAAAACACTGCTTAAAAACTGTTTGCTGTCCGAAAGAACCACGATGTCGTCAGCGTAGCGGTAATAATACCGCACGCCCACGAACTCCTTCACGAGGTGGTCGAGTTCCGACAAATAAAGGTTTGCGAAATATTGGGAAATGTAATTGCCGATGGGTACGCCGTCCGCACTTTCGATGATGTCGTCCAGCAGCCACAGCACTGATGGGTCTTTGATTTTCTTTCGTACAACCATTTTCAGTGTGTCGTGGTTTATGGACGGATAGAACTTGCGCACGTCTATTTTTAGGCAGTAGCGCGTCCCGTCGGGGTCTTTGCGTAGGTCTGCACGCAGTCTGTGCAGAAGCGAGTGGATGCCGCGCCCTCTTATGCAGGCGTATGTGTCATTGGTGAAGGTCGGAGTCCATAATGGCTCTAATATCTGCAATATAGCCCACTGTACCACACGGTCGCGGTACGGTAGCTTGTAGATTTCGCGCTTTTTAGGCTCGTACTTTATAAAAATCTCATACGCCGAGGTCGTGTAGGTTCGGGTTTTTAGCTCCGTCTGCAATACTTGCAGGTTCTGAGCCAGATTTTTATCGAACTCTACCACCTCATCACGCTGCCTTTTGCCCTGCCCTGCATTGTGGGCTGCCAGCAAAAGGTTGGGCATTGAGCAAATTTGCTCAAACAAATAGCCTTTTCTTTTCATTACGGGTCATTGTTTCTTTGGGTCTGCGGGTCTGTCGGGTCTGTCTGCTTTGCATAGTCGGGAATGGTCGAAACGGCGAAAGCCGCCCTACTGATACCCTTTTTGTCTTGCTATCTTTTGCCAAGAGGCAAGGTTCATTTCTCTTTTGTCGCCATTTCTGGTTTATATCTTGCAAAGTATAGGGGCGACGAGTAGTTCGTATTCGCATTCGTAGCCGTGTAGTACGAATACGTGCAGAAAGCACCCGCGATCGCGCCAGAGTTCGCGTAACCACCAGCCGCGCGGACACGAAGACCTTTAGAGGTCTTGGCGTTGGTGTAGAAATAGTCGGGATAATTGTTAGTAGGACTGCCGCCCACCTCAGTAGGCATACAGCAAAGCCCCTGATAACTTATGCGCTTGATGTAGCCCTCTGTCTGCGGACATTCCGCCACCTTGATTTTGTCGTTTACGGTCGATGGGTCGAAAGCTGCAAACATTGAACGCGAAACGTACACTTCGCTCTTTTCTTCCCCTGCGTCCATTATCAGCCCGCGCGTCCACCGAAACAAGTGGCCATAGCCCGCAAACATAAGACCGAAGAAGCAAGGCACCTTGAAAGCCTTGTATGTGCCGCCGCTTGCGTCGGGCAGATTGTAGTCCACCAGACAAACGCCGTCGCCTGCCTCCAGCCCCACGCTGGTAGGAATTACGGGGAAATATCCGTTATAGTTACCCCAGTCTGGCATGTCCGTCACACCTGTACCAAAGCCGCCCTGATAAAGGCCGTTTGCGTCTTTCTCTGCATTAAACGCTGCCTGACTGTTCTGCGTTCCCATGATTACCTCAAAGAGGAACTGCACCACGAACTGAGCCACAAACCAGTTTGCCTCCCAGCCCTCGCCGCGTTTACGGGCGTATGTGCCGAAGTTCGTTGTGCTGATGTTCGTTGCTGCCATGCCTAACATGGTGAGCTGTGCAGCGTCCTCCGCAGGTGCTTTGGTGTAACTGGCTGCTTTCAGTGCCGAGCCACTGCCGCCACGGAAACGCTCAGCGTTGCTAATCACGCTGCAAAGCATTTGGTTTGTTCTGTCCATAACGCCCGCACCAACCCAGCTTGTGCCGCCTGCGGGTATGCGGATGCTTACACCATTGCCAACGGGTCTATTGAATGTGATGCACTTCACCAGCGCACCGCCCTCATAGAATATATTGGCGATGAAGCCGTTCCAGCACCACATGCACTGACCCTGCGAACCGTCGAGGGCGGCGGGGCTGCCGTCGTCATACTTTGTGGTGTCCGTCGGGTCGAGCTTGCGCTTCTTGCGGTCGTCTGTCACGAGGTAGCGGCCAAGCCCCAACTTTGCGGGCAGGTCACGCAATGCCTGAAGGCTGCCGTAGTGGCCTGCCGCCGTAGGTGTGGCGTTTGACGTGTTCCAATAGCGGCCAGCTACGGGGTTGCCTGCCTGTTCCACAGCTTCGGCCAGCTCCATGCTGTGCGTTTCGCCTGTCTCGTCCATTACTTCGATGCGCATGTCCTTTAGCGCGCCCTTTGCAGCGTCCAGTTCATTGATACGCTTGCCGTTCTGAAAGGCTGCCAGCATAGCCACCACGCCTTTTTCCTGTTCTGCTGTTAATGCCATAAATTCGTATATATGTTATGTTAAACGTATGTTGCCGTCCTTGTCAAGTCTTATGCCGCCGCTGGTCAGTCTGATGCGGGGCGGCACGACTTCAACCCTGATGGTCTTGTAGTATTTTGTCCCCTGTGTAGGGATAACATGCACGCGGGTGATGCCCGTCTCACGCGCTTGTATCTCTCCGTCGGGCTCAATTTCTACGCTCTGCCCGTCCGTCTGATATATGACGTTCTGAGCGCAGCCGTCGGGTTTTACTTTTGGCTTGATATACTGCCGTACAGGATTGCCCAGCGTCACGGTGTCGGGTGCTTCCACCTTTAGACCGTTCGGCACGCCCTGCACAACCTGCTCCGCCCTCGCTATGGCAAGCTCCATTTCCGCGCGTGTCGCCTCCAGTCTTTCGGCGGCTGTCGCGGCCTGCTGTCCTGCCGTGTTGGCGTAGGTCGTGGCTGTCTTGCTCGCGTCGGTCGCGCCGATGCTCTCAGCTGTGGCCGCGTCTGCCTTTGCGGTGGCCGCGTCTGCGTCTGTAGCCGCCTGCTTTGCCTTTGTG